ATTCTCATATTTTTCGATTGCTTTAAATATTTCATAAACTACGTTTGGAACTACGGCGTTCCCATAGGCTCGAATGCTTTCGGCTCGCCATTTAGAAAAGGCAATTCCGTCCATTGAGCGGGAAATCCCATCATTTCCCCCACAAATCGGGGGTTGAGTTGGGAACCCGCTCCAGTCACCTCGCCCAAATTGCTCTTTCCCCGATCCGTTGCCGAATCGTAAGCCGCCGAAACTCTCGGCGTGGGTAACATCCCCATTTTCATCATTAATGGTAACGTCATTGAATGCATTGAACCCGGTTTGACCTGAGAGCTTTTCATATTTGCTTTGGCATTGGTTGAATCCATTGCCATTACGGTAGGCAACAAACCAAATTCGTTCGCGCTGGTGCGGGGCATTTGTCGCGCTCGCAGGTATAATAAAGGGCGCGACTTGATACCCAAGATTTTCCAAGTCAGAACACACCTCGTCGAATACCAGTCCCCCGTTCCAATTAGTAAGGCCGCGAACGTTTTCGCCCACAACGTAACGCGGGGCAATCTCTCGTATTGCTCTAAGCATTTCGGGCCATAAATGGCGCTCGTCCTCTTTTCCGAGTCGCTTTCCAGCGGCTGAGTACGGTTGGCAAGGGAATCCCCCGGTGAGAATATCAATTTGATTTGCATATTTAGTAAAATCGGTTTTGGTTATATCGTGAAAACTCTCGGCATTAGGCCAGTAATGTTTTAAAACTTTTTTACCGAATTCATTCCACTCGCAATGAAAGACGTTTTCCCATCCCATCCATTCGGCGGCGAGATCGAAACCTCCGATTCCTGAAAATAAAGAGCCGTGTTTCATAATTCGAAATAGTTTTCAGGTTGAATTTTTTGAGTGTCGGTGTAGTGCATTGTTTCGGGGGTGAAATTTACGTTCACGAACCCGGTTCGTCCGTTTCGATGTTTGGCGATTATAAACTCGGCGTTGTTAATTCCGCTATTCTTATTGTAATAATCCTCGCGATAAAGGAAACAAACGACGTCGGCATCTTGCTCAAGTGAACCCGAGTCGCGCAAATCGGAAAGCATCGGCCGTTTATCGGTTCTCGTTTCCAGCGATCGCGATAACTGGGCAAGTGCAATAACGGGAAGGTTGTTTTCCTTAGCGATTAGTTTTAAACCTCGACTTATGGCGCTTACTTCTTGCTCGCGGTTGGCTCCCTTGCTTTTGGGGCTTGAAATGAGTTGGACGTAGTCAATAAAGACGGCCTCAATTTTAAATTTTTCTCTCAGGGTTCTAATTCGGGTTTTCAAATCATAAACCGTAATGCCCGCGTTATCGTCAATAAAGATGGGGAGCGCGTTTAATTTGTCAACCGTTTGGTAGTATTTCGTTTTCGTTTCGCGGTCGAGCCTATGTTTCGCGAGTTGCTCGGCATTGATTCCACTAAGCATTGAGGCAAGTCGGTAAACAAGTTGAACGCGGCCCATTTCGAGGGAAAAGAAAGCGACTGGTTTTCCACGCTCAGCCATATTTAGAAGGATGCTAAGGGCGTAGGCCGTTTTACCCATACCGGGGCGAGCGGCAATATAAACGAGGTCGCTATTTTGATGGCCCCCGAGTACGTTGTCTATCGATCGTATTCCAGTTGGCAACCCACTCACCCCCGTTTGTTCGCGCATTTCGATATTGTGAGAGGTTTCAGGCGTGACGTTTGAAACGTGCGAGGTTTCGCCCTTTATGTTATCGCGAATGAGGTCGGTTAATTCAGTTGAAAATTGGTTATAAAGTTCGAACGGGTCGTTTTCGGGCGATAATGCGAGCTCAGCCATACGCGCCGCACTTTTGGCAATTTCCCTTTTCAGGTACATTTCAGTAAGTGCCAGCGCCCACGCTTCGAGGTTAGCGGTTGAACTCACCCGGTTAGTTAGTTCACTAATATAAACGGGCCCCCCCGCCGCCGTTAACTCTTTTGATTTTCTAAGCGTTTGGGTAACGGTTAAAATATCAATGGGCTCGTTATTGTTTTTCAGTTTTAAAACCGAATCCATTATAAGCTCATTACGCGGGTCAAAAAACTTTTTAGGTGTTAGGATGCCCTCGACGCGGTTAAGTGCTTTAAAATCGAGCAAAATGGCTCCTAAAACGATTTTTTCGAGCTCGGTGTCACTCGGCGGTAAAAAAGTCGTTAAGTTCGGTGAAATTATTTGGGGTTTCATTGCTTAAATTTTGGTAAGTGATTCCGTTCTCGGAATGGTGTAGTACGGTATTGGGGGCTTTCACTTCGAGCCAACGGCCTCCCCTCATTTTTTGCCGCCAGTTTTTTACGGGTTGGCCTTTAGCGTCGTGCCAGTTCCCATCGGTATAGTATTGCCACGCTTTGGCTCCTTGCTCAGGTGTAGAACCTTGCTCGGTAAACCACGCTTTCACTTCTTCGAGAGTTGGCGGTTGGATTTCTTTTTTTATAGATTTTTTTTCTTTAGTAACATTTACATTACCATTAACATTTACATTATCATTTACATTAACAGCTACGTTTGCTAAGGTTTGCTTAGTATTTTTAGCATTTGCTACCATTTGCTTGGTTTGGGTTTCCTGAGAACCGACTGGGTTATTTGGGTTATTTTGAGCTTTCATTAACCCGCCTTTTCGGCCGCTTTCTCGCCTCACTTGTTTCACTTGCTCCCATTTTTCAGCGTCGCGCTCCCATTGGTTAACGAATGGAGTTAATGCAATCTTGAGCCAAAATTCGCTCGGTAATTGCCCGGTTGAGTGATAATTGTAAATAGCTTTAAATAATTCCCCCGCTTGTTCGGCGGTTAGATCGCTCAGGATATTGAGCGAATCGGTGTAAACGATAAAAGATTTTTTCATTTTAAAAATACCCCCCAACGCTCAAAGGCATACCCATTGCCTAACGGCTGACTGGCATTGAACGAAAGGGGGATTTTTTAAATTTCATTATGAGTATGCGTTGCAATAATAACGCGTTTTAAAACTCGAGCGTTACCTTAATGCCATAACTTTTTAACAAGTCGACGGCTTCGGTTATTTTACGCGCTCGGTGAATATCAGCAAAGGGAGTTTTCGGCTCCGTAAAAAGCGACGTTGTTTTTTTAACTTGCTTATTTTCAACCGGGGCATTTTGGGGGAGTACTCCTTTAATGTCCCTTTTATGAAGCGCCAAACGTTGCAAGTTAAGCGCGATTGTTTGGGTACTCGCTGGCTTTCCGATTGCGTACACTTGGGGCTTTACTCGGCGTATATACCCCGCTTTTTTCATCAGCGATAGGTAACTCGTATAGGTGCCCCGCACATAACCAGCGGAATCGCACGCGTTATAAATTGTTTCGGTGTGGACTTCGGGGCGCTTGCTCACGGTGTCGGTAATTAACTCAATTAGATTTTTATTCATTTTTAAAGGGTTTTAGGAATTACATTTTTAACCAATTATGAAGGATTGTAGCCTTATAAGAGTGCGCTCGCTCCATTGCCTCGCATAAATCAGCCGCCGCGCTCGGGTCGAATAAAATAACCGTGTGATGTAACTGGCGGTGTTCGGGTTGGCGAGGATCGTAACTCGCGAAAACCCACGCGGGCAAATTAAAGGTTAACATATTGCCCATAACTTGCCAATAATAATCCGAGTTTACTCGTTTCAAGTCCTCAGCGCTTTCGACTTGAGAGTGTATAAAGTGGTTAACCGAATTCCACGGGCACTTTATTTCGCATCCAACCGGGCCGAATTCGGGGTGAATCATAAAGGCATCGGGACTGCAACCGAAATAATCATTGAATAACTTAAACGATGGCTTGAGCTCGGTGCTTTCCTCGGGTGAATCGAGCGCAATTTGCAACTGGTGGAGCGCGTGTTCCTCCCATTCGTTCCCCCAGTCGATGGCGCGGCTCGTTGCCTCGTTGGCTGATTGCCCGGTGACGGTTTCCATAGCTTTCTCGTAAATATACTTTTTCGCCGTTTCGGAAAGTTCGCCCGATTCGATGGCGGCTTTCGTTTTGGGGTTAGTCATTAGGGCGCTGATTCCTGAGCCAGTAAAGCGGCCGAGGCGCATTTTATCCCACGCGGCTGAGTTTTGAGCCACGGTAAGGAGGTAATCGTTTAAATAGGGATTATTGCTCATTCG